AAGATTTGCTTAAGTCCAAACTAACCCTTCAGGAGCGTTCGCAAGTGTCGTTGATACCTGAAGGTTTTGTGGTTTATTTCTTCCGTAAACTAGGAATCAGCACCGATGATTATATAGCCTGTGACAGCAACAGGCCAGAAAAGATAAGGGCATTGCGTGACGCTGGTTATGATTACGCTTTCGGGGCATATAAAGGAGCAGGGTCTATTGTTGACGGAGTAGATGGATTAAGCTCGTTAAAGGTTTTTTATACTGCATCAAGCAAGAACCTGAAATACGAACAGGAAAACTACTCACGTAAAACAGACAGGTATGGGGTTGTGATAGACGATGAATTTGAGGACATCAATAATCACTTGATTGATCCTGCACGATATGTCTATCAATTCTTAAGAAAAGAAGGCGTTATCAGGAATGTTTAAAATAAACCGATACTAATAGTTAACGTTAACGAAATAATGCTTATATTTGTATCTTTATCAAATAAAGTTAACGAAATGCGAATAACAGAGAAAGAGTATTTACAGGCCTTAGATTTATGTAAAAGATATGCAGAGCAAGTGAGTGAGGAAATAGATGTTTTTGATACTCCACATTATTTTAAGAAATTAATAGAGTGTGATGCTTCCGTAAGGCTTAAAAATGCAATTATATCTACATTAGGGCGTGAGGCTTATTTAGGCGAAATTGCCAAACACGGAAAGGAAATAATTAAGACTAGAAATTTCGGTTACTGTTCTCTAAATGAATTGAGAAATATCCTTGATTCTCACGGAATAAAAAACAACCTTTAATTATGGGAAGAAAATCTAAATACAACGAGCCAACAAAAGTAATCGGGTTTAAAGTTCCTGTTTCGAGAGCTGAAGAAATAAAGCCTTTGGTTGATGAATTTATATTTAATCATTTTGCAAATCCTATTTCCACTATTGCGGAAAAATTAGGAAATGTAGATATTGTAAATAAAAAAATACAAAAAAGATTCAGTAAAATTCTTAAATCAGAATTAGAAAAATCAGATATTAAAATAATTGAAAAGTACGAAGTTAAACAATGCGGTTGCCAACTACTAGGACAATCGCCAACAGGTGCGGATATTTGGAAACGATGTAAAGAACATAAGGTATGAAAACATATTCGAGTTTAGCGTTTTGCAGATTTCACGAAACGGAAGAAGAGCTTTTAAACAGGGTTTATGAAGTTTTAAAGAAACACGGGCTTCAAGATGAAATGTTTCATTTAGAATTTGATTGGACTAAATCAAAAATATTGAGCGTAGTCTTTAACAAACCAATTACTATTGGATTATAAGCGAAATAAAACACTATAATAAAAAAGCCTCCCGTAATTGAGAGGCTTTTTAAATATTGGATTGTTTATTTAATTCTGTCTAACCAAAACCGCGGTTTCAACTTTAACCGATTGCGTTCCCGTAGGAACAATACTTAGTCTGTAATACTGATAAGTACTTGGAACAACCGTAAAAGCCTTTGCCTGGCTTGCTACATCAGTAACAGTGTAAGAGCTGCCCAAGTCTTCCCAATCGATACCTAAAACGCTTCCCTGTAATTTAACTGTTGCGGCGGCAGTTCCTGAAATCTTGGTAAACTTAGCCTGAAACGTGGCGTGAATGTTTGCGCCGTTTACGATACCGTACTGATACTTTGTAACAGCGTTTGTAATCGTGTCAGTTGTCGCGTGTGTTGGCGTGCTTTTCAGATAACCTACGTTAGCATAAGTAATTTTTGGACCAGTCGGAGCTTGAGCCGTCATTCCAATTGTTAGCATAAAAGCCAACAGCATAAAGATTTTTTTCATTTTATTTGTTTTTAATATTAATATTGAGTGTAAAAATATAAAATAATTTAACTAAATAGTCGTTAGTAATAAAAAATAACTATTTTTGTACAACCGTGTGAAGATGCACGGCACTCAAACGCTTATGGTTTTACGGATAAATACTAATTTAATCCCTGTTGGCTTAACCGCCGATAGGGATTTTTTACGTTTATACTTATGAATTGGTTTGCTAGATCATTTGGCGGTTTGTTTTCGGGTGGATTTAATTCATTCGGTTGGAATACGGTAAGATTCATGAATCCAAATGCTTCTTTCAATGATTACAACACGGATAAATTAAAAATAAATGCAGTATTTACACATCCAGCTTTATTAAAAGCGGTTGCTTTAAACATGGATATTGCAAGTATGGGGGAATTTTACATTTACGATAAAGATGGAAAAGAAGTTAAAAACCATCCTTTATTGAAGAAGTTCGAAAACCCTAATCCATTTCAAACAAAACAGCAGTTTTTAGCTGATTACGTTCTTTGGAATATTATTGGTACTGATTATTTATATACGGTAAATAAAGGCGAGGATAGTGATTACACAAAACAATATTTTCTTGATAGTTCAAAAATTGAATGGTCTAAAGAAATAGAAAAGAATTGTGATAAGATAATTCTTTCTAAAGGTGCAGAAAAAGAAATGTTAGATCAAAAAATAAGATACCGTTACAATGATGGAACTTATATAGACATAAAACTAAAAGACATTTCAATTATCACAGATTTGACAAATGGTGTAGGTAATTGGTACAAGTCTCCATCAAGATTAGACGCTTTGTATAAAGTAATCACTAATTCAGAAGAAGCGTTAAACGCAACTAATGTTAATCTAAGATACACAGCTAAGTTTTTAGTTGCAGGAAAACACAATCCTGAAAACTATACTGATACACCGATGGGAGAAGATGAGAAAAAGTCTATCGATGAATCAATGAATAAAGAAGGTAAATCTGTTTACGCTGTTAAATCAATGGTTGATATAAAAAGATTTGTTTCAGATATGCGCTCTTTGCAATTGGATGAAATCTATATGAATCAGTATTACATAATTTCTTCGATGCTTGGAATAAACAGAGAATTAGCTGAGGCATATTTAAAAGATGGTGCAAAATTCAATAACAAAGCTGTTGGATTATCTCAACATATAACGTACACGATTCAACCTAAAATGAATGCGCTTGCTAATGATAGAACAAAGAGATTCGGATTAGAAGAAAAAGGCGAGAGAGTTGTTATAAGCTACGATCATTTACCTGTAATGCAAAGAGATGCTAAGGAACAAGCAGAAGTAACAAAGATAAATTCTGAAACGCTTTTAAATTATATTGATGCTGGTGTTGAATTGGACGAGATAAATGAATTATTAGATACCAAATTCACAAAATTAGATTATGAAAAAATCAGAGAATCCAAATTACAAACAAGCCAAGAACAAGGAGAAAGTAATACTGATACCGAAAAAGAATAAAGATGCAAAAGATAACAAAAAGCCTAAAAACAACAGTTAGCGACGTTACCGAAAAAGGTGTCGTTGTTATTGGAATTACGCAGTTTGATGAATACGATTCAGATAATGATCGATTATTATCAGGTTCTTTGACTAAAACCTGGAACGAATCCAAGCAGGTTCATTTAGTAGATCACTCCAAAGGAATGGCTACCTATGTAGGACTTCCTATAGCTAAAGACCCAAAAACAGGAATTGTAGAAAGCCAATTAAACTTAAATAAACAAGTTGGACGTGATTTACTGGAAGATTATAAGTTCAGTAATGAACATGGCAGAAGTTTACAACATTCACACGGATTTTTAGCTGTTCCGGCACGTTATTCAAAAAATGAAAAAGGAGGTCGTGATTTTGCTGAAATAAAACAATTTGAATATTCAACATTGTTGTTCGGCGCGGTTTCAAACACGCCTTTACATTCTATTAAATCCAATCAGGATATTTCGGATTTGATAGAAGAATTAGAATTAAAATTATCTTTTTGTGGTTATTCGGATGAATACGGAAAAGCTATTGAAAATAAAGTTAAAGAGTTAAAATCTTTGATAAAACAAGAAGATGCGCCGTTGGCAGACACCCATCTTTTGAAAGCGTTAAATGAATTATCAATAAAATTAAATTAAAAAAAGATGAGCCAAGAATTGGAAGCTATCAAAAAAATCGGCGAACAAGTTGAGGACTTTAAAAAAGTACTTGGAGAAAAAGCCGATAGCAAAGCGTTCGAAAAAATTGAGAAATCAATTGAAACGCTAGAAAAAGGAATCAATGATATGTCTGAAAAACAAATCGACAAATCAATTGAAACGATCAATACTTCTCTTGAAAAAATGCACAAGCAAGTTGAGCAGATTTTAGAAGAACAAGCAGAATTGAAAGAAAAAGGAGAAAAAGGAAGCAAAGCATTGCAAATTGTAAAAACAGAAGATGTTGAAGCGTTTGTAAAAGCTACATTCGACGGATCTCAAAAGACAGCAAATAAAGCCTCTTTAATTGTAAAAGCTCCTGAAACATTCGGATACCCTACATTCTTTACTGGAGGTAATAATACCGATATTACGGCTTTTACAGGGCGTTATGTTGATCCTAAACTACACGAAAGAAAAAGAAAAAGAAATCTTATCTTAGATCACTTTGATATTCAAGTAATTAATGTTCCTACGTTGATTTATTTGGTAAAAGTTGAAGTTGGAGATACAAACCCGACTTCTGGAGATCCAGGTGCGGCGGCATGGATTCTTTCTGGCGCGGCTAAGCCTAAACGTTCATTCCGTGTAACTACGGGTGTTGTTGAAGCTAAAAAGGTTGCTATTTTCGGAACTGTAGAAGATAAACTTTTGCGTGATGTTCCTAGTTTGGAAAACTGGATTCGTGAAGATTTCATGGATGAAATGCGTGAGGCTATCAATGACGGTCTTTTAAACAACAATCCATCAATTAACGCAAATGCGCCTTTAGGACTAAAAACAAATGCGATTCAATATACAGCTACACCAGCGTATGATGAAAAAATTGAGAACCCGAATTACATTGATGATATTATCGCCGCTATTGCACTTATGGCGTACAACAAAGAAGAAGCAGGAATGGTATTCATTTCTTCAGACGTGTATTACAGAATTATGCACTTGAAAGCTACAGACGGTAAATGGTTAAACAACAACCTTGTTTATGTAAATGCTATGAACGAGCTTTATATCGCAGGTGTTCACGTTGTTTGGGCTGATGAAGAAGATATTCCAAGCGCAAACATTCTTGTTATCGCTAGAGATTTAGGATTCAAAATAAAAGCATACGGAAACATGGTTTTTGAAAGAGGATTGAACGGTACGGATTTCCGTGAGGATAAAACTTCATATAGAGGCTACCAAGAATTCCTTTCTTACATTCCTGAAAACAGAGAAAACTCGGTTCTTTACGATACGTTCGCAAACATCGAGGCGGCAATTACTTTAACAACACCTTAATTTTATATTATGAGCAATAGACTTGACAACACCAGAGTAGTAGTTTTTGAAGAAGATTACGCACCAAACGGAAAAGTTATTTACGCTAAAAAAGAAACACACTACATCCGAAAAGAACTAGCTGAAAAGCTAAAAGCTAAAGGATTGAAAATGAAAGTTTCTAACTTCGATGAAAAAGGCGAAGTTGAAAAGGCTAAAAAAGCAAACGAAACGGCTAACAAGCAAGATTAAGCAAAATGTACATTATAACGCCCGAATATTTCAAAGACAAGGAAGAAATTCCAAATATCAGCGAATCAGACAGCAAGGCTTCGGCTGAACTTGAAAGATTTATTGATAGGTTCGGGCGTTTGTTTGTGCAGGATCACGGTTTAACTGAATTAGATCAGTATTTAGTAAATGGATTACTTCCTGCTGTTCCTACACCCCCAACGGTTGATACTGTTCCTGTAAAGTGGCGTAATTTAGTAACTGGATGCAGTTATGTTAAAAACGATGTTGCTTTAAAATGGAAGGGTTTGATTTACGAATTAGGTTCTTATGAAGGATCGATATTAGTAGATTATATTTTTTACCATTGGCTAAAGGATCATAATAGTTATGTAACTCAATTGGGCGAGGTTAAGGCGAACGTAAAAGGCGCAAGTCAAAAAAACATAACTGAAACCTTATACACCACTTGGAACAGTTTTGTAAAGCAGAATCAGCATGATTTAAACTTCAATTACTATTATGGGGATTATTGGAATGGATATACTTTTGATTGGAATTGTGAAAGCAATAATTCAGAAGTTAGTTTGTTGCAGTTCCTAGATGATAATTCAGAGGATTACACAGGCTACATTTCAAAGCATTACGAAATTAAAAACCAGCTAGGATTATGATTGTAGAGGAAACCATATTACGTGAAATCTTTTTACAGTTACCCGATTACGTTGCTGATACTTCAAAACCTGAATTAGCTAAAACGATTCGTTATGAATGGGGAAGTCAACCCGATTTAATTAAGTGGCTAAAGACAATCGAGGGTAATAAATATCCTTTGGTATGGCTTGAAAACGGTAAATCAAAGAACGATCGACAAAAACATACTTCAGAAAAGAAATGCAGATTAATTTTAGCAAATCTTTCGGAAAAACAAAACAACAGAAACCCTTCGATATGGGATGATGATTTTGTTAAATGTTTAAATCCTTTATTGGATAACGTTTTGAAGTCTTTAGAGAGATCAGGTGTAACAACAATATTAAACACATTTGATGTTTACCGTGATGCTAATTACACCGAAGAGGATTTAAATAAAGCTACTGATTTTTGGAATGTGATAGTTTTAGATATTGATATTTTATTTAAAGAAAAAGCAAACGGAGAGCCATTATGTATTAATTCAAACATTTTTAAAAATGGAAAATAAAGATCAGGCTAAACAGTCTAAAGAACAAAAACAAGTTAGAAAAGAATATTCCGTTTTAAAACGGTTTACAACAGACAAAGTAAATGAATTCGGAAGTAAGGTTTTATTAAACCCAGACCATGATTCAACAAAACAATTATTATTAACAAAACACATTAGATAAAATGACAGTAGCAGAAATATTAAACGTATTTTCTTGTGGTCTTAATGATTTATTAGGCGCAGGACTAAAAGCCTGTAAATTCGATTTAAAATCCCCAGCCACATTGTATAGATTGAAAAAAGGCATCAAGTATGCTCCAGGGACAGAAATAAATTTAGAATTTATCAACGAGCAGATTCAAATTGGAAATATCCGTGTACTTCAGGGAGTAGTAGATTTTGCGGACGCAACACCGGACAACGAAAGAATCACGAGGGCTAGTACGGGTAAAATGAGGACATCTCTAAAACACCCTTACTTACTTACTTTCACTTTCGATAACGGTATTGCTTGGTTTAAAGCTGTTAATGGAATGGATGGAAACGAAAATGCTGATTATTGGATCGCCGACGATGCTGGGAATCTTCTAGTTTCAACTGACAGACAAGGAAATCTTTGTGGATTAAACGGAATCATGTTTGAAACTGGAAAATATTTGATTGGCAATGAAAACAGCCAAACCGTAACTATTCAAATTGACAGACAGTCTTTTGACAAATTCGTTTCAGGAATTGACGCCGAAAACCTTGATTTCACTTCATCTACAGATGTTGATGATTTTAACGAAGTTGTTTTGACTATTGATCCTTTAGTGGTTGGCGCAACAACAATTTCATTTAGCGCAAAACTTATCGATGGAACTCATAATTTAGAAGGTCTAACCGATACGGATTTATTGTTGAGAAAAACAGTTGCAAACGTTGTAACAACCGTACCAATTACAGGGCTTGTGTACAACGCAACAACTGAAAAGTACACGGGTACAATTGCATCTGCTGTAGCAGGAATTTACGGAATTCAAACCATCGATACCACTACAACCCCTGATTCTAATATTATAATCGTAACAGGTGCGCTTTATCGAGGAAAAGAAGCGACAGGAATAGTTGCTTAGTTTGAGGGGGTTCACTCAAACGTATTTAACTCTGTTTATAACTAATGTCTTAGGGATAAACAGAGTACTTACAAAACAATTGTTCGCTAGGATTAAATTAATAAATGTTGGTGAAAGCATCGATGTAATTAATTCCGAAACGTTCTATTAACTTTTAAAAATAGTCATTATGACAAGAGAAGAATACGACGAAGGAATAGACGTGTTAATCACAGATAAAACAGAAGAAGGGAGTATAACACCTGCAATTGAAGGAGAGGCTTTTAAGTTTGCGGCTACTTATACAGATGAAAAATTACCTTATAAATCATATCAATCTGTACTAAGCATAGATTCAGGCGTAGGAACATTGGCAGCGCCTTTTTTAGACGAATTAGGAGCTGTATATACAATCACAAATCCATCTAATGGAAGATTGAGATTAACAGCAGATCAACCAGTATTTACAGCAAGTAAATCTTTTTTTATCCCGTCTCTTTGGGCGGCTGGAAGCGGTACTTACTTTATAAATGGGGGCAGAGTATCGGCTACTGTATTTGATATTTATATCACATTACACGACGGAACTCAATCAACAACGCCAAACATTCCTGGCCAATTAATTGAGTTTAGAGTTTACAATTAATTACACGCAAACAATAACTGAAAGGCAGGGTTCACGCCTTGCCTTTTTATTTAAAAATCATGCCCACACTTGACCAGTTTGAAAAGAACCTTAGATTTGCTTTGGCGAACATAGATAAACAGGCTTCGGTTATAGTTGAGCAGAACAAAGAATTTATTTTAGATTTAAACCGAGAGCAATTACAAGATTATGGAATTAACTCGGACGGCAGAAGTTTAAAAAAATACAGTTCAAATACAGTTCAAATAAAAGCGGAAAAAGGTCAAATATTTCAATATACAACCTTATTTGATAAAGGGTTGTTTCAAAGTAAATTCGACTTACTTTTCAGGAACAATAAAATAAGCATATTTTCAAGGGATTCGAAATCTTCTGACTTGCAGGAAAAATACGGAAGCAACATTTTCGGATTGACACCCGATAATTCAAAAATATATGCCGAGCGTTTCAACTCGGAATTGACAAAATACCTAAAATCAACAATTTATGGGCGTACCAACTAAAAACATCATTCCGTTAAATTTATATCGATCTATTGACGATATGATACTATATAATTTTGATAGATATTTAGCAACGCAGGACTTAAATTGGTTTAGGATTGATTATACAGGGCGAGAAACAAAAATAGAATCCGAAGAACTTAAGAAAGCGGAAGAAACTATTTTAGAAGAATACTTTTTAGACATTGAGGATAAAACATTTGAAAACAAACTTAACAAATGGTTTAAAATATCCGAACTAGAAAAGGCTTATAACGTTCTTTCAAGTTTAATTTCAGTTATGTATAATGGGTTTGATGATTCAGATGAAGAACATAAGTTAAGAATTCAATATATAATGCTTTTGAATAAAGGATATGGATCTGTAAGATTTAAGATGCCTTTATTGAATCAGCCGTGCGATGATAGAATCGAGTTAGATAAGGCTTTTACTCAGTTGCAGGGCATTAAAACCCGTGTCTCATTGCTTCGTGATGAACTGAAAGAGGACGGAAAAAAATCAAAGTCAGACCTTTACAAAGAGCTTAGGCAAGTGGCTACAGCTTTAGGACAGCCAATAGTTTCTGATCCAAGAGTTATAACGGTAAAACAATGGAATGCCGATTGTAAACTAGTTAGAGAAATATCTAAAAACAACTAAAAATGGCAAACGATTTAGATATAAATTTAAAACAGGCTAAGCAAGATATGACCGATTTGCTTGCGTTAACCGTAAAGCAAAAACAGGCGTTTTTAGATGCAGCCGATGCCGCATTGAAAATAAATAGCATTAGCGTAAAAACCCCTGGTCAATTAAATACAGCTACAAGCTCTAATGCGCATGCCAATGCTTCTTTGTCTAAGCAGGCGTCTGAAATCACTCAAAACCAAGCCAAAATACAACAGGCTTACGAAAAAACACGTGTAGCAGAATTACGATTACAAGCTCAAAGGGAAAAAGCAGTTGATTCTTTTAATAGAAACGAAGAAAAGCAACAACAGGCTTTAGCAGCATCTACTAATCAATACAATATTATACAGAAAGAAGTAAATAAGCTCACTCTTTCTTATAATAATCTAGCCATAAAACAAGAGCTTGGACTTAAATTAACAACTAAAGAACAGGCGCAGTTATCCGCTATAATACCTCAATTAAACCAATATCAAAATGCATTAAAAAAAGTAGACGCGGATATAGGTAAATACGGTAGAAACGTAGGTAATTATGAATCTGGCACAAGAAACTTAAACGCCTCTATTGGGCAAATATCTAGAGAGCTACCTAATTTTGGTCAAAGTTTTTCAATAGGAGTATTGTCTCTGACTAATAACATAGGGGCTTTGCAAGACGCTATAAAACAAACAATAGCGCAAAACGAAATATTAAAATCAGAAGGGAAAGCCACAACAAGCGTTTTAGGATCGATAGGAGGGGCTATATTTTCATGGACAACAGCGTTATATATTGGAATTGGTGTTTTTTCAGCTTATTCTGGAGAAATTGGCGAATTTTTGTTCTCAACCAAATCAGCAAAGAAAGCGCAAGAAGATTTAAAGAAGGTTACAGAAGAAAAGATTGAAACTGAAAAAAGAGCTAACCAAGAAATAGGAAATTCAATTGCACAGGAAACTAGTAGAACAAGGATATTGTTCGAAGTAGGAAAGAATGAAAAAAATAATTCCGACCAGAGAAAAAAAGCTTTCGATGAGTTGAAAGACAGGTACGGTAAATATCTAGGGGATTTAACGCAACAAGAATTTTTAGCTGGGAATACTGCCGATGCAGAAGAGCGTTTAAACGTAGCGTTAATAAACAGAGGGTATGCTTTAGGAGCGCAAAGTTTGTTGCAAAAAAACGCAGAAGCGCAATTAGAAATACAAGTAGAGCTGGAAAAAACGATAGCGAAAGGATTCGGCTCGGCTGAAAAACTAAGAAATGCACAGGGCGCAATAATAGGAAGCTCAGAAGACTACTACAAGGTTTTAAGAAGTGTAAATAAAGCAAATCAAGAAGCGCAAAAAATTGCCGCCGATAAGCTTAAGCCTTTGAAAGAAGAAGAAGCGGTATTATTAGCATTGTTTAACAGAAACTCGATGTATTTAGACGCTGTAAAAGAAACTAATACAAATGTAAAAAATGGAAGTAGAGAAAAACTAGAGTCTCAAAAACTAGAAAAACAATCCGTAGACAGTTTGCTTAAAAGTCTAGAGGCGCAAGTCCAAATGATAAAAGAGCTTCAAGGAACTCTTTCTGAAAATAATTCAGAATGGAAAATGTATCAAAAATCTATCGAAGATACTGAAAAAGCTATTAATGCTATAAAAAACGGATTTACAGAATTAAAAGATTCAGCGCAGACATCTACAGATTTTCTAAGTAATCAGGCTAGAGCTTCAAGAGAAGCAGAAGCAGCGATGAATGAGCTAAGAGAAAGTACTGAATCCTACATTAAGTCAATTGCTACAGGATTTTTTAGCGAGGCTGGACTAGGGTCGTTAACACAATTCTTTGATGGAACTTTTGATAAATTAATGTTTGGAGCTGATACTTTAGCTGAAAAATTTGCATTAACATTCAATGCTATTGGAGATGTAGCTAAAGAAGCTTTTGCCTTTATCTCACAAGCTTCACAAGCCAATTTCGAAGCAGAAATAAACAGACTTGACAAGCAACGAGAATATGCTGTTCAATTTGCAGGGGATTCAGTTTCCGCAAAAGAAGCAATCGAGGAACAATACGAATCTAAAAGAAAACAAATCCAAAAACGTCAAGCAGAAGCACAAAAAAAACTATCTCTTTTCAATATCGCAATAAATACTGCGCAAGGAGTTACGGCAGCTTTGGCTCTTGGACCTATCGGAATTCCATTAGCTGCAGTTATTGGGGTTTTAGGGCTTGTTCAGGCATCATTGGTAAACGCTCAACAAATACCTCAATTCTTTAAAGGAGGTAAGCACAAAGGAGGCGTCATGATGGTTAATGATGCGAAAGGAAGTAATTATAGAGAAACAGTAGTTACCCCAAGCGGACAAATAATACAGCCTACAGGAAGAAATGTTTTGATGGATGCTCCTGCGGGAACTCAAATATACACGCCTGAGCAATGGCAGAAAGAATCGCTTAAGAAAATGCTTTCGGAAAGAGGCGTGTCTATGCATCCTGCCGTAATGCAACGATTTGATAATAAAAACAATACTCAAAACATTGACCTATCTGGAGTTATAAAAGCTATAAACGACAAACCGACCACTCAATTAAGTATTGACAAAAAAGGAATATCGGCTTACACTTTCGCCAACAACCAAAGAACCGAAAGATTAAATTCACGTTTTAACATTACCGATTAATGGATTTATTTTTAGATTTTGTATCGCCAAACTATGGTAAAATAAGAATAACCGAACCTGAAGGATTCGATGCTTTTTCATATAACATAAAGCAGGGAGAAAACAGATTCGGTCGTGATAAGTCTATTGGCGCAAAAGAAATAGATTTAAATTTTTGGGATGGTTATAGATTTGAAAAATTGCCTAAAGATGAATGGCAGATTTCTTTAAACGGCACAATAGTACGCCAACTGTCAATGCAATTAGAACGTATATTAGAAGCTATAAGCGAAAAGGGGTCTGAGGCAAAAATATACTTTATAACATCTGAAAATGGCGAAGAATTTGTTAACGGGCTTTTAGATATAGTCGAAAGTACTACAGATGAATTATCGTATTTTAAATGTAGCGTTGTTCAAGACAGCGCAAAAGCTTTAATAGAACGAAAAAAAGATATAAAAGCCGATGTTTATAGTAATACTGATACTTTTGGAAACCCTCAAAACCCTTTGCCTAAAACTCGAATATTGTTAAGAGCGCAACCATTCGTGCAAGTTTCTGAATGGACGATTGCATATACAGAGCCTAGAGCTTTGGTTTTTGATCTTTTTGAAGAAGATGGTTATAATGAGTGTCAGCAGATCGTAACTGATGGCGTTGAAAATACTCTTAGCTTTTTAGGCGGCACTACTACGCCTGATAATTTTGCGTATATAGAAGCTTTAGACGAACTTACTAACATAAAATTTGAAATCTATGATTTAGACCTTTTTAAGACAAATTCAAGCACTACAGAACAGTTAATGGTGCTTATAGCTACTGATGCGACATTTTCGGCAACTCCGGAAATAGTTTTAGCTCAAAGAAGTACGGCGGGTGCGTTTGGAAATTATTATACGATAACATTCCCATACATGGCTAGGGGTCAAAGACTATATCATTATATGCGACTGAATGCAGGCGCAGGAAGGGCTACGTATAATTTAAATTCTTGGAAAGTTAGAATAACGGCTACATCTACTTCTTTAGACACTGTAATTAATGGGTGTGAATATTTCAAATTCTTAAAGAAAGGCGTAAAGTCTTTATCGGGTCTTGATTTTGTTGCTCCAGAAATTGAAACAGGAGAGTTTAAAGACCAATTTATTGCAAGCGGAAACGATTTAAGACAATTGGAATCGCCTTTAAACTTCGTGTTCAAGGACGAAATGAGCGATCTTAAAGAAATAAATGCAGACTATCAAATTAATGATAGATTCGTAGAAGCTTATACCTTTCCTAACTTTTATAAAAACATTGAAATAGCGATTTTCGAAGAAAATGCTTCGGAAGATTTAGAGCGTACTTTTAATGCAAGATTCAAACCTAAGTTTTTAGAATACAAATACCAAACATACGAGCAAGACAGGGGAGAGAAAAACACTCGTCAAGGATTCAACACGGAAGCGCAATTCGACACGCCAAACGAGCAGAATCAGGGTAAAATAGAAGTGAGTATTAATCATGTTCGGGATTCAGGAGCTATTGCAGCCGCTCAAAAAGACGCTTCCAGAAACAGCACAGCACTAGTTAACGACGATAAAATATTCATAATAGACTGTATAAGTATTGCTCCTGGATCTCGAAAACAATTTACAGCACTTCTTAAAATGCAAATCATATTTGCAGGAACATCTGCAGCACGTTTAAAAATATTAGCTGTCAATTTCAATTGGCAAACGCTAGGATTCAAGAACGGAGACACGATTACTATTACAGGACAAAACGCAGGAAGTTATTATGTGCTGAATTACGATACATCAGTTATTGAATTAACACCGGTTACTGTTTTGCCTACTTTTCAAGGCGAAGAAGTGATAACGTTTAATTACCCAATTACAGATGTTCAATGGCAAAGTAGGGCATTTGAGGGATTTACCGATGTTTCAGGATTAAATGGTTATGTTTCTAACTTAAAATACTCTATAAAAAGAAACCTGATGCGCACAGCGTGGAGTTCGTATTTATCTTCGTGGAATAAGGACGTGCAAGACGGAAAAATTATAAACACATTCTTTAAGCAAAATGGAGAATTAACGAGTAGGTTTCAAGGCGGCAAATTACTTAAAGAGAATGCGGATATTATTATTTCTGAATTAGCCGATAAAATAATCAGTAAATTTGTCTATACAGGAACTTTAAAAACTGGATTTCTTAAATCAAAACAATTGATTGAAGATACTATATTATTGAAAGGATTCATAAGAATAATAAATAAACGAGGTAAAGTTGTTAAGCTTCATTTAAAAGACATGGATGCAAATTGGTTTGATGGAACTATGAAAATAATCGGAGAGGCTCGTAACGAATCAGACACAATTAATATTCAAACAGTTTCAGAAGGATTTGTAAATGTTTTAGAGACAGGTTATCAAGACGAAATAAATACGTCTTTAGATTGGTATAAAATAACTAATGGCTATGTACAATTGTTCGATAATAAAAACTTGCCGTTGATTAATTTAACTTTTTTTACAAGAATATCGGTAAATAATGTTTTTTACACAGATGAAATATTATTCGCTCAGGCTTTAAGCAATTTATAAAAACAGTATATTTGTCATTATGCAAGACTTTTCTTTTTTACGGCTTAAACCTACTTTTGCAGAGGCAAAACAAATGGGCGATCAAAAACAAAGCGATCCTAACTTAAGAGGTTACGACTGCATTCGTTTGCACCCGTTAGAGCATTATTGTCAGACAACAAACTCTGAAGTAGATATTGTGTTTAATAACGACTATAAAGTCTCTATAATAGATTGTGCTGAAAATGAACTTTTAGACATTACCCAAAATATTACCATTGCGGAATTTGTAAACCAAAAAACAGGAATTCAAAATATCTCATTTGAGATTGTAAATATCGGAAAATCATTTACAGGAGAAAATGTATTTTTAAAGCTTCAGCATACTACAGGTATCGAAGTGTTTTATTCAAACGCTTTCCAAATAAGCGATGAAAATGTTAGAGAAACAATTAGACTATGTTATACGGATTATGATTATTACGAGGGAATAGATTACGAAAACGCACCTTATATTCAATCTATAAGGGTAGCAGGAGAAATACAAGAACCACAAGATGATACGGATAGCTCAAATTATAAGCAACAATCAGGAAATGTAGTTTCGAAAAGGAACATCTACACGGAATTTGAGAATGTTTTATTTCCTAATATAAACCCGTTGACTTATCGTGCGTTATCAAGAGCGTTGAAATCTGGTCAAGTTTGGATAGATGGATACAGAAGCACCGATTTACCACAATTAAAAAATGGGGAAACAAAAGGGAACACTAATTTGTCAGATGCAGAATCTAAAATATACCGTGATTTTAACGACAAATTAGATGATTCACTTCAATTATCAACTGTTTTTAATTATGTTGAATTATCGCCGATTGGAAATATAAACGATGAAATCATTGAAACGCAACCGATAAGATTGGTATTTAATAAACCGACATCAATAGGGACAGGCTTTTTAAGAATATACAGGTCAAACGGAACAGAACAAGCTAGGCTAACGACAAATGATTTTATACAGATAAACTCAACGACATTTGAAAGCACAGCTAATTTAGAAGATTACATAGTGACGAATCTTAGTTATTATAATCTTATAGATT